AATACACTTTATTCCTAATTACTGCACTTTTGTTCCTATGTAACTATTTTCTTAAATAGTGTTAACAAATTTGGCGCTTTTGAATTTTATTTTTTATCTTTGCACCATGAAAAAGGAAATTATTCAAATTATCCTCAAAGTCGCTATCTATGCGCTTTGTCTGATAGCTGCTTATTTTGGAGTCACTTCTTTGGCTTCTTGCAGTACGTCTCATAATGTTAGTGTCCGTGGTCGCACTACAATTGTAACTGTTGATACCACATTTGTTAAACATTGCGGTTTTGTCCGCTCTAAAAATTTTAAGCGTTATGGTGAAATTGAATAGTCGCTGTTTCATTGTTGAAGTAGACAGTGTTCAGTATGTTGTTCGGTATGGTAAAATCGATGAATTTCTTTGTCTGTTTTTGCCCTCTGTAGTTGTTGTCGTTTCTATGACGACATGTCCTGTATCTTGGGAACATGAGTACCAGTGGTATAAACGTATCTAGTTTTGTTTTGTCTATGACGGCTAAAGATTATTTGATTGCTCTCAAAGTTATTCGAGAGATTCAGCGTAAGCAAGCATATTGTAGTGGTCAATCTAAGCCCTATCTTGCTGAAACGTTGAAAGAGATTGAAATGTATTGTCCTCTGGATTTTTCCAAAAGTGGCGGTCGTGTTACCGAAAATATTTTAAGTTGTTATAATGGTAATTTATTTAGTACATAATTATGGCTTTATTTCCTCGATGCAATAATCCTGTTACTGTGGTTGGTCGGCATGGTGTTACTCTTGTTGGCTGCCACTCGTGTATTCAATGCCGTGTTGCTGCACAGGAGCATCTTTTTAAAATACTTGAGGTAGAAGCTTCTAAACACAAATATGTTGAATTTTTTACTATTACGTATGATGATAAACATCTTCCGTATATAGATACTTCTTATATGTACCATTTTGGTTATGCCATCCGTGTTCCTAATCGGGTTATTAAAAAATATAATCGTAGAACTAAAAGTTTTTATTTTGTTGAGGATAAAGTTTCTAAGTCTTTTCAACTTACAGATTTTGGAACTATAGATACTGCTATCATACTTCGTGATTACTATACACGTATTGACAAATATTTTAGCAGATTTCCTAACCGTTCACGTGGTATACGTAATAACTCTGTTGTTCCCATACTTTGGTATGATGATATTAGAAAATATATAGGTCGTTTAAGAAAATGGTTTTTAAAAGAATATGGTGAAAAAGTACGCTACTACATTATTTGCGAGTACGGTACACAATCATTCCGTCCGCATTATCATATCCTATTATTCCACGATTCGCCTAGAGCGAGAGCGGATTTTAGGAATGTTCGGTCTTTGCCACAGTCCACTAGAGACAACCCCCGAGAAGTTTGTATTAAACTCGATTTGGCTCAACTATGGCTGTATGGTGATACGACTACAAAGGTTACCGATGGTAATATGCAAGAATACGTTTCTAAGTATCTTACACAACATTCTGACTTCCCTAGAGCTCTTGACAAGTTTCCACAAAGGTCTTTTCACTCAATTTTATTGGGAGCAAAGAACCGAAATGAGGTTAAAGAATTATTTACCTCTAGAGACTTCGAAGCACTTACAACAGATTATGTTGTTAACAAAACAGGTATCAGACGCCCTATTTCCATGTCCGATGCGTATTACTCTCAATTTGCCGTTAGATTTACGGGTTCTTCCTCATTTACTTGTGAGCAAACTTCTTCCCTGTTTCGTTCAGTTGTATACGTTGCCAGACGATTTTTCGCTTCCAAAGGAGAAATCTATGATGACGGACAAGTAAGAGAGTTTTTAATGTGGTTGCTTAAGCCCTCCACTATTGAGTTATATAAATTTAATTATCAGTTTCGTGCTGTTCATTGGTATGCTGTGACTTTTGCCAAGCCTATTTACAATAGTTCCGATTCTGTCAACTCTTTAAAATCATTGCTTTATGCTGCACATCATCACTATTCGCTATCATCCTATTTAGGTTTAGATTTCTATGAATGTCTTAAGTTACGTTTTGATTTCATAGCTTGGAAAGATTATCAAAATTTGATTCAGTATTTTCAAGCTCTGGAAAATGATCAACTCTTTGCGTATGAAAATTATGCTAGTATGTCTCCTTTTTCAGGAACGTATGATTTTAATATTTTAAAAACGCGCTCTATTTTTCAGCATCAAGTTCAAAAAGCTAATATGGATTATACTGAAAATATTAAACATAGAGCCGTTGTGGATTCATATAAAAATTAATTTTTTATGGCTAATAAAGTTTTAGGTATGCATCGCCTTAAAAATAAGGTTAATAGGAATGCATTTGATTTGTCTCATAGACACATGTTCACTGCTAATGTAGGTGAATTATTGCCTGTTTTTTCTCAGTGGGTAAATCCTAATGAGACTTTTAAACTTGCTTATCACGGTAAAACTCGTACCGCTGCGCTTAATACTGATGCGTTTACACGTATTAGAGAGAATGTTCAGTACTATTTCGTACCTTTTCAGTCTCTCTGGAAGTACTTTGAGCAACAGGTTAATAATATGACTAAAGGTGACGCCGGACAGAATATTTCTAAGTTTGCTAGTAGTTCGACAGAGGCCTCTAAAATTACTACTTCTATGCCTTATATTTCATATGTTGATTTAGCTTCCTGGTTGGAAATTATGTATGAACATGCTGTTGCTGCCGTTGATGCTTACTTTAAATCGACTCCGGATGATTCTTTGAGAACTGCTAAGGGGTTTTTAACTTACTGTAATAATTCTAATAGTTTCTCTGATGTTTTTGTCTGTGACGGTTATCGTCTTTGCCGTGCTGCTAAGTTGTTGATGTCTTTAGGGTATGGTAATTTTTCTGCTGTTATACAGTATGATGCCTACTCTATGGCCGAATCTTATATGGCTAATGAATTTCCTGAGTCTTGGAATATTAGTGAATTTAAAGCTAGTGAGTATTCTTTGAAATTTACTTATGAAGTGTCTTCGATTACTAATAGTCCGAATTTGTCTCTTTTCCCGTTGCTAGCTTATCACAAGATTTGCAATGACCATTATCGTAATGAAAAGTGGCAGCCTTTCGAACCCTGGACTTGTAACATTGATTATTTGAATCCTAGTGATAATATGAATGCTAAGGCTTTCATAAAGTCTAGTACGTTTAATACCTTAGTGACGTCTATCATTGATCTGGAAAATTCTAATCTTCCTATCGATTATTTTACGTCAGTATTACCAAAAGCTCAGTATGGCGATGAGGCTGCAGTCTCTATTGGTCTTGATAATACTGATGCTACTTATATTGTTAAAGATTCTGCCGATTCTACGAATGGCGTAATTTTTGGTGGGTCGTCTTATTCTCCTGACGATACTTTAGTGAAAGATAATTCTGCGCCAACTCGTGTAGATGGCGGTTATGCGACTTGGGTTCGTGCCTCTTCTACCGATTCTATTTTGCTTGGTTTTAAAGGTAAACTTTCTGCTGCGGGTTCTTCTTTGAAAATCTCTGCTTTGCGTTCTGCTACTGCTCTGCAAAAATATAAGGAAATTCAAAATAGTAATGACCCAGACTTTGCTGCACAGGTTCTTGCTCACTTTGGTATTAAGCCTAAGGTTGATTCTCGAGTTTCGATTTTTATCGGTGGCGATGATAAAACTCTTAGCATCAATCCACAGATTAACACTAACTTTGCCAATGGCGGAGAACCGGAGATTAAGGCTATCGGTATCGGTGATTTGTCAGCGGGTTGCAAATTCACATCAACTACCTACGGTATGATTATCGGAATTTATCGTGCTATCCCTCAGCTTGATTATTCTCGAGTTGGTATTGATAGAAACCTGTTTAAGACTGATGCATCAGATTTTCCTATTCCGGAATTCGATTCAATTGGTATGCAGACACAGTATCGTTGTGAGTTAAGCGCTCCATTGACGGGTTTGTGTAACCGATTAGTTCCGTATGAATATCGAGGTGGCCCTTCAGATATGTCAACTACTTATGGTTATTCTCCTAGATATGCGGAATTGAAAAGTGCTCATGATTACTTTGAGGGTGGTTTTTTAGGTACTTACTCTACTTGGGTTACAGGTTATGACCAATCTTTTTTGTCTTACTGGCGTCGAAATATGGCTTTTAATGGTAGTGCTTCCGTTTATGTTGGTATCGATGACTTGCTTAAGTGTCGCCCTTCTTTACTTTATCCGATTTTTGTCAATCAATGGTCGGGTACCGTAAATGATGATAAGTTACTTGTTGGTAGTGTTAATACTTGTGTGGCTGTTCGTCCATTCTCTATGTACGGTTTGCCTTATTCAAAATAATTTAATGTTGTTTGATTATGAAAGCTAAAAATAAAGTAGTTTATGTTCCTCCTGTTTATGAGGAAGTTCAGCACGAAGTTACTTCCGTAGATGATAATAATGTTCCTTTGCGAACTTCTTTTCATACTGATGTATCTTTGTTGCAGCGTATAGATAACATGCGTGTTGATGCTCAGACTTTGCGAGAGATTAAAGAATCTCTTCAACCTATGATTGATAATTCTAATTTCCGCTCTCAGTTTGAGGAGACTTTCGGTTCTCTGACTGATGATGAGCTCATTAATTCATGCCCTAGTCGTTATACCCAAACGGCTAGTGAAAAGATGAGTTATTTGAAAGAACTTGCTGCTAAGGATAAAGACGCTCGAGAAAAAGCGGCTGCTTCAGCAAAGGAAAAAGAAGAGAAGGATAAACTTGAGAAAGAAAATCAAGAATTTCAGTCTCGCCTTCTTGAAATTTTTAAATGATTTCGCTTATGTTATCTAATATTATTATTAAGAGTACTGCCGCTTTTGGCGGTACTCCTTTTCGTTTAAAAAAGTGTACGGCTTTAGGTTCAGCTTCTAGTGGCGCTGGTGTTCCTGGTGCTCTTGTTGGTGGTGCTTTAGGTGTTGCTAGTTCAATGCTTGGTGGTTTGTTTGGTAAACATAATACTAACAAAACTAATGATATGAATTATAAAATCATGCAAGAGCAAAATAGGTTTAATGCAGAGGAAGCGAAGAAACTCAGAGACTGGCAACAAATGATGTATCGTATGTATGGTACGTCTTCTGCTAAAGCTAATGATATGCGTGCTGCGGGTCTTAATCCTATGCTTGGTGATGTTTCTGCTAGTGGAAATGTTGGTAGTGGTGCTGCTGCTACTGCTGCTGAATCTGCTCAAATGATGCCTACAGATTATGGTTTTATAGGTGATGCTTCTAATTCGGGTTTGGCTGCTTACAATACCACACGCTCTGTGAGTTCGTCTGTTGCTTTGCAAAAGTCTCAGGAAAACGTTAATGAATCTGTACAAGGTGTAAATGAAGCTCAGAAAGGACTTATTGAATCTCAAACCAATATGCAAAAAATGACTTATAAATTCGCTCAAGATACTTATCAGAATAGACTTTTACAAGAGCAATTTAAGGCTGAACTTGCTAATTGGCAAGGATTTGACGCTATGTATGATGCTCGGTTAAAGGCTTTCAGTCTCTACAATGTCATGCCAAATGAAGTTGAGAAGAATGTTGCTCAAACTATGTCGTTTTATGCTTCTGCTTTTCGTGATATTGCTGACGGCAAGTATACTTTGAAGCAAACTGAGAATTATGGTCGCTGGCTTTCTATTCAACAAACTTTCGCCCATGCTGCTACTGTTCAGAGTAGCGCTGCTTTAATGCAAGGTCGTGCGGCTCTGACGAATGCGAATGCTAATGCTTCTTATTTGGGTAAACTAGGTAAATATTATGTCTCTTTAACTTCCGGTCAGAATATGACAAACGAAATGTCTCGTTATTATACCGATTTTATGTTATTTCAATTCCATAAAGGTAC